GCAAATCCAGATGGTGCAAAGTTATCGTTTGCATTTGTGTTTTGTAAACTAGCCTACCTGTCGAATCCTATGTCGCCCCCATCAAAAACACACTCAGTAAATGTGTTTATGGTGGAGGCGTCCGGTACCGCCCCGGAGTCCAAATACGCTTTATAACGCCTACAGGTTATTTATAACATAAAATTTAAAGGTTGTCAACCTTTAATTACCATTTAGTAGCACGTAACTTTTGTACTCGTTTTTGTGATTTGATTGCGTTAAGACAGTTCAGTATTTTGCGCTGTTTTTGAAATGGTCTAGAATATCCATTCTTATTTTGCCAAGTTTTATCTTGCTCTATTTCTTTACCTAATGCTTCGGCCAATAGTTTTTCCATAAACTGTAGCTCGTCCTCAGTTAAAGCTTCAAATTGTTTCGAGACCATTGTGTTTACTCCATGCTTCTTCGAACTGTTCACTGTAATCGTAAAGGGGTGCGCCATCGCCACCATCATACCATAGGCGTTTGAAATAGCCGTTATAACTGTCCAATACTGTTTCAGGGGAGGCGTTGAGGTGGCCTTTCACCATGTAGAAAATGCGGTATTCTTCTTTGAGATCATTTCGCAACATAATGTATTTACAAAAATGTTACAATAGAGCGCTAACACTGAATTAAGAGCCTTCAGGAAAAAACCAGTACAAAAGGCTGCCGCCCGCATCTACTGCTTTTTCTAATTCTTCTGTTCTCATAAAATCTTCTGTTTTGCCGTGGCGTCTAACTGCCCACATGTCTCCAGGATCATGGAAACCAACACCTGGTGTAACTTTACGTGAAAAGGTTATTGCTCTGTACGTTAATTCATCATCATTAGACACATGCGGTTGAATACCGTAGTTTGACAAAATATATTTTCTTAAATCTGAAAGTGTTTCCATTTTATTATCCTCTACTGTATTTATTACATTTCTCTTTTCTTTTCTTGTATTTCTTTTCTTCGAAGTACAAGCAGATCTTTCATTTCAAATAAGGCTTGGCGAGCACGAACAGCAGAGGCTTTTACTCCGCTTTCAAACTTCTCACTTTCTTTCATATAAATGTCAAAAGCAAGAACTATCTGTTCGTGCAAGTTTTTTTGTTCCACTAATCACCTACGTATAAAGTTCTTAAGTTCTCAATTAGATCATCAACACTATCTTCGTTAGCTTGATATCTAATACCAATACCACCCTTTGCCTTCCAACTATCAATATTGCTAGGTTTATCATCAACTAGAATGTTGGGCATACGAGTAATATCTTCAATAGCATACTTTGGTTTGTATCCAGTAAAGATAATGTTTGGCACACGGCTTGGCAAAAAGTTATGTCTTGTTAACCATACACGCTTCCAGTAACTACTATTGTCCTTATCTCCACGCAACGGACTAGAACAAATGCCATAATTATCACCAGCAAGTTCTCTTACTGTGTTAACAAGCCTAGCACTTGTTGGAAATGGTTCAAGTGTATCAAAGAAGTTTGTGTATTTTAGTGCCCAAATGCTTTCTTCTTTATCTGGTAAGTTCTTCCAATGATCTACACCATAGTAGTTCTGTAGTCCTCCAAAGAAGTCAGCTATAACGCCGTCCATATCTAAATAAATTTTCATAAATGCCTCTCTAATTGCCTAAGTTGTGCTTCATTATAACACAAGTATGGATAATGTCAAGTGATTAATTTTCTACGTAAACTGTGTTTGCTGAACTTGTAATTGATCCGCTGCTACAAGAAACAGTTTCGCCTAGGAATGTAATGAGTTTGCCAACAGCATAAACAGTTCCATTGCCTGTTGTTACTGATCCTGTATGAGGCAGACACACTGTTGAAAAAGTTGGATTGCCGTCTTCGTCCGTTCCTGTTTGAATTACTGTTGGAACATCATGTGATACCGTAGGGTCGCCGATTCTTGCTACAAGTTGGTTTTCCGCAAACACACTACCTTGACCATTGTTAAGGGTAGTTGTAGTGTCACAACTATGTCCTGTTGTAGTAGTATCTGTTTTTCTAGCAACCTTGCCGCCCATTAAAACCCCTAAGCCATTTGAATTCCTGTGGTGCTTGTCATATATTGTTTGCCCATTTCGGGATCAGTTTTACAAATGAATACAACAGCACTTTTATTTATGTGTACTTTGCTATCCTGTGGAATGGTAAACGCATAAGGAGCAAGTCCCATGCCTTGTTGTGTTGCCATTAATGCTAAGGGTTTTGATACTGTAACTGATTTATCATTTTCCTCTACAAACCGGGCAACAATTTCATCGCCTCCTGTAGTTTTGATAGTAACAGTATCGTTTGCTTTGTATGGTGTTTCAATGATCATATTTGTATCCTAGTCTTTTCATAGTTTTCTTATACTTCTTAGTAATATAATTATAACTTTCAGGTGTCCAATTCAAAGGAGCTGATTCCTTGATATGTGATTGCGTCTGATTTTTATGTTTACCTTCTAATAATTCATACAACGATGTATTTTTAAGTTGTTCGTAATTGCCACCTAGTCTAATTACTTCCATGTCGTCTGTTATATGGTCTCCCATATCCTCTACACAATGTAGATAAAAGTCTAAGCAATGATGGCCGTAATCATGATCATAAGTTTCATTTAATACAGACAGTTTACGGACTGCCTCACAATGTAAATTAATATCATATTCTCCAAATTTCTTATTTAAAAGTTTTGACATCCATTCTTTTTTGTTATCAAGATTAGATTTAATTAGCGATAGATAATGATGGTAACCACTTATAAACTTTTCCATAGGATGCCTTACCAGCACATATTTCTTTTGATCAAAATTTACATAGCGCATGGCGTAGTGTTCGTAGGCAGTTTGACCTTTCATTGTGTAAACACTAGATCCAATTAAGTTATAGACTGATCTATCAGGCATTGGTGTAGTAATATTTGTAGTTCCGCACTTATGAAAGTAAAACAAAACGCCGTCTTGTTCAGTACTATGAAATATAAAACTCAAAGACTATGCCCAGTTCCATTGTATCCTGTATCTTCTAAATATTTTACGAAGTCATTATAAGAACCAACAGCCCTACCACCTACTTTAATTTGTGGAAAGGTTCTTGCTCCTGGAAATTCTTCAAGAACTTCTTCACGCATGAAATCTGTTCCTAACATTTTGTAGGTAAATGTATAGCCTCGTGTCTCACATAGAGCTTTTGCTCTAGTACAATATATACAATTGTCCTTACCCCATATCTCTATCATAAGCTGAAGCCTTTGAATGTATCTTGGCCCACATCTTGTTTTGTACCCCCTGACACGTAACTTGTAATTTCTGTTTCTTGTGGCGCCACTTGAACATCTGCGCCACTGATCCATTTCTGTGTCCACGGCAAAGGATTTGTTTTTTGGGTGTATGGACTTTTTAAATTTACATTGCTCATTCTACGAGTACAAATAAACTCAATATACTGTCCTAGCAACTCTGTATTCAACCCAATCATACTACCATCTTTAAACAAATATTCTGCCCATGCCTTTTCTTGATCAACGGCGTCAACAAACATTTGAATACATTCTTCTTCTGTTTCTTCAGCAATTTTAGCATAGTCTGGATCATCTGTTTTTAGTACTTTTAAAAGCATCTGTGTACTTGCCAAGTGTAAGTTTTCATCACGGGCGATCAGCTTGATAATCTTAGCGTTACCTTCCATCTTCTTCAGTTCAGCAAACGCCCAACTACACGCAAATGACACATAGAAACGAACACCTTCAAGAATATTTACGCTCATTAATGTAAGCCACAAGTTTTTCTTTAGTTCATATAAATCAACTGTTTTCTTTTTGCCATTGACTGTGTGGGTACCTTCACCCAGCAAGTTGTACCACATGCTTTGTTCAATCAAGTCATCGTAATACTTTGAAATGTCTCCAGCACAGTCTACAATTTCTTCAATGTCCATAAGCTCGTCAAACACTTTGCTTGGGTTGCTGTAGACGTTACGGATAATATGTGTGTAGCTACGTGAGTGAATTGTTTCACTAAAGGTCCATGTTTGGATCCAGTTTTCTAACTCCGGTAAGGATACAATTGGAGCAAATGCTTCAACTGGAGCACGACCTTGTACACTATCTAATAAAATTTGACGTTTTAAGTTACTTGTAAAGATATGCTGCTCATGTTCGGTGAGAGCTTTAAAGTCTTTAGCATCTTTATAGATATCAACTTCTTCTGGACGCCAAAAGAATCCTAGCTGTTTGTCTGTTAGGCTATCAAATGTTTTGTATTTCAACGTATCATAACGTTGAATAGTTGGACCGCCCGATGGATCTAGAAACGCTAGAACTTTGGTGTGATCAGTTTTGTTCGTTGTATCAAAAACGCTCATGTGTGTATCCTTTTTTATATTTGTAGCATAATTTATTCTAGTTGTCAACTAGATTACGCAAGTTTCGCAATATTCATCATCTTCAACTGTTGATTCTAATTCAGGCAATGATTCTTTTGACATCATCTTACTAACATCAAGTTCTCCCTGTCCGTCATGTGTGTTGAAATAATACAATTGCTTCCCACCGTATTTATAAAACATCAACATGTGCTGTAGCATCGTACTCATTGGAATCTTTTCATCGTCATAAAACTGTGGATTGTAGCTTGTGTTTACACTAATACCTTGATCAATGTATTTCTGTAGCACACTCATTATCTTTAGATAACCTTCTGGTGACTGTTGGTCCCATAGCAAATCGTACTTGTTCTTTAGGCGTTTATACTCTGGTACTACTTGCTTGAGAACACCATGCTTTGATTGTTTTACACTAATGTAGGCTCTAGGCGGTTCAATACCATTTGTGGCATTTGCTATTTGTGCTGATGTTTCACTTGGCATAAGTGCCATTAGTGTACTGTTGCGAATACCTGTTTCTTTTAATTGCTTGCGCAATCCTTTCCAGTCCATACGTTCTTGATGTTTAACTAGTTCGTCTACATCTTTTTTATATGTTTGGTTAGGTGTAATGCCATGTCCATACTTTGTTTCCATGTTACCACTTGGCGCACCTTGTTCTGTTGCTAAGTCAGCACTTGCTTTGATTAGATAGAAACTCCATGCTTCAGCGAACTCGTCTACTAATGCCAATCCGTCACTGTCTATGTTTTGGTAGTCAAGATTGTTCTTTGCTAACCAGTAGGCAAAGTTGATAATACCAACACCTAACGGACGGCGTTTTTCTGTGCTGAGTTGTGCTGCTATGACAGGATAGTTTTGGTAGCTTAACAAAGCATCTAGTCCACGCACTGCCAAACGGCACACTCTTTCAAAGTCACTTACTTGTTTAATGTTGCCCCAGTTGATTGCGCTCAATGTACACAAACTAATTTCACCTTCTGGATCATCAAACGACGACAACGGTTTTGTTGGTAAATCAATTTCAGCACACAAATTTGATTGTCTAATAGGCGCTATCTCTGGTAAGAAACTACCATGCTCGTTAGCATTGTCTACATTCTGTAAGTAGATACGTCCTGTGTTCTTACGCTCTTCCATGAAAGCACTAAACAAATCGCTTGCCTTTACTGTTTTCTTTCTTAGTCTTGTGTTGCGTTCTGCTGTTTCATATAGCTCACGGAACT